CCTTCGTGACCACGGGCGGTTTGCGGCGGGTGATCTCGAATCCGAGCAATCGCATCACACGCCCTCGATCTGTTCCGCGCGCATGTCACGGCGCCGATACGTGCGCCGTTGCACAGGTTCCGGTTCTGGGTCCGGTTCGGGGTCCGGTTCGGGGCCGACTCGCGCCGTGGCGTAGCCGATGGCAACCAACACCCGGGAGTCCCGGCGGTTGGCGGTGAATTCTTGCCCCGCACTGAGCCGCGACCCGCGGTACGGAAACGGTCTGGACGCGATCCAGGTTCATGGGCACCTCTGCAAAAAAAGGGCCGCGCTCGCCCGCGGCCCACCAGGCGGCATCAGTCGCTGGAGACGGTGTTACCGTAGTTCGCCTCGTTGATGTACTGGACCGCATGCGTGCGGCGCTTCGCGAAGTTCATCGGGATGATGACCCGCAGCGCAACCGATGCCGTCTGGAACATCGAGACGGGGTAGTTCGCCTGAGCAACCGGGGTATCCGATGCCGCAGCCGGGTCCGTCGCCATCTCGATCGTCGCATCGCGCGACAGCGACACCTCGATACCCATGCTGCCGATGCGCCAGATGTCGCTCGGCTTGCACAGGATCAGGTGCGATGCGTTGACGTTGTCCCCCGTGACCACCGGATCGCCGAGCAGCGTGCCGCCCGTGGTGGTGATGTTGGGGAACTCGGTCTGCCCAAGTGCGTTGGTCATCAGCTGGATGGCCTTCGCGGTGGCGGGGTTCATGACGAACGTCAGCCCCATTGCGTTGTAGGCGGACAGGAACGGACCGTACAACGTCTTGATGTCCGCGCGCAGCGCGTCCCCGTCCGATCCGAACGAGCCGAACGCTGTCACGCCGTTCAGCAAACCCGCAGGGCTAACGCCTGCGCTTGCCGCCGTGGCGCTCACGAACGTCGCGTCGATCCGCTGCGCTGCCGCCGCGACCAGCGCGTCACGGATCAACTGTTCTGCGGCCGGCGTGGAGTCGCGCAGCAACTCCATGCTTGCCACAGCCAGCGCGGCCACCTTAAGCGGCGTCAGCGAGACCGTCGAGAAATCCGCCTTGCTGGCCGGGATTCCCTTCGATTCGCCCACCCAGTAGCCTGTAGCCGCGCCGTCCTGCCCCTTGATCGTGACGTTTGCCGGCACCTCACGCAGCCCCAGCCGGTTGTATACCGTCTGCGCATACAGGTACGAAATGAAGTCCCCCGTAAATCGGGCATCTGCCTGCACCAGCTCAGCACCCGCCTCACCCGAGCCCGCACCGTGGCCGGCAACGGATGCGCGGATCACGTCCACCAGCGTCGGGTTGGTCGCACCCCAGCGGTGTTGAGCGATCTCCACCGCGCTGCGGGCCTCCGTTGCGAGGTTATCGCGGTCGAGTTGCGCCAGCGTGCGGGCGATTACCATGCGGGTGAAGTTCTGCCCGGCAAACCTCTCCTCCGGTTCGCGGTTCAGGATGATCGTCGGCGCGCCAATGGCCGGACGGCTGACGCTGCGCTGCTCGCTGGCGTTGCCCTGCGAACGGGACTGCTCGACCGGCGCGGCGCGCTGGACATTAAGGTGTTCGAGGCGGCGCAGTCGCACCAAGTCCCCGTCCAGCAGCTTGATTTCGCCGTCGATGGTGTCGAACTCCTCGGCTTCCGCCTCATCCATCGACCGGCCTTCATCAATCGATTTCTGCGTGATGTCTGCCATGCGACCCGCTTTCGCCGCGCGCGTGTTTTCCAGATCCTTGATCTGGTCGCTGAGCTTTTTCATGAGTATATCCTCGGGATCAGTTGAATAGCGCCCGTGCGGGCGATTGGTTTGGTTCCCGAGTCGCCGGGAGAGATCAGACGGACAGCACGGCCTACCGCGGCGATATGCTGCCGATCTAGATGCTTGATCGCGGTGATCACCGCGTCACTGTTAGCTGGGATGGTCACAAGCGAGAGCTCGAGCCATTCCCACTTCAAGAAGTGGATGCCGCCGGATTCCATGTGCGCATGCTCAATCGAGCGAAAGCCGATCGACACAGCGCGCACCAGGCCGGCCTTGAGCGATTGCCACGCTTCATCGACGCGATCCTTGAGCGTCCCGGGCTCGTCGATCTTCGCAAGACGCGCCTTGAACGGTATGCCGGATTGTGTGGGCTTGGCAAACTCCACCGTCCCGACAGGCTTCTCCGCGTTATGCTGCCATAGCAGCGACATGGGCAGCGTGAACTGCGCCCCGAGCGGCTCGACGACATCGCCGTAGCGATCCGGAGACGGCGTGCTCGCGATGCCCTCGATTTGCCGCGTGGCGTCGTCGAACGCGCGGACGTCTAACAGCGAATACGCTCGGTTCATCGCGGCCCCCCGATGATAATCAGTTGATATTCCGGCTCGGCCTGCTCGCCGAGCATCGCGCGACCAATCGCCATCAGTAGCGCGACGATTCCGTCGATCTTGTTGTCAGGCAGCTCCTTGCGAGGAAAAATGTTGTCCTTCGCGTCGGACTTCGCCACTACGTTCGCCGCCATCCACGACATCACAGGATTTCCGTCATGATGGAATCGGCCTGACATAATTGCGGCCTCTAGCTCGCGCATCGCCGGAGACATGTTCGCCACGGTGTTGCGAAACTCGACAGCATCAACGCCCTGTTCGCGCAGCGCCTGCGCCAGTTGCGTCGCCTGCCACGGGTCATACGCCAGGTCGGTGAGCGTGAGCTGCGGCGCCAGTTCGAGGATCTCGTTCTGGATGCCGGCGAAGTCGATCTCGTCGCCGTCAACAATCTGCAAATGCCCAGCCGTTGCCCATCCGCGATAGGCCTGCGCGTTCTTCGCGGCCTGCAGCGCCGACTCGGGCACATAGAACGCAGGGACACAGTAATAGTGCGTCAGCCCGTCCACGGTGCGCCGGAACAGCTCCACGCGCGCCGCGATGTCGATCCGCGTCGCGAGGTCAAGCCCGATATGACACGGGTCGCGGCTGAACCGCTCGCGCGTGATCGTCGGATCGGCGCACGCCCGCCACTTCTCCATGTTGATCCATGCCGATTTGGCACCGGTCCACACATTGAAGTGCTTGCACAACACGGTGCTCTGCTTGCTCGGCTGGCGAATCGCCTGCTCGACCTGCGCCTCGAGGTAGTCCTCGGAAACGCTCACGCCAAGATTTGGATTCGCTTTCTCCCAGACCTTGCGGTCCTTCCAGTCGTCGCCCTCGTCGATCGTCCAGATCACGCCAAACAGCCGATCAGCGGGAACCGTGCCGTCCAGCATCCGCTGGACCTCGATCCGCTTCTCGTAGCACGGCCCAGCTACGTTCACTCCGGCTGTCGTGATGACCAGCATCAACGGCTGCTCGCGCGCACCCATGCCGGTCATCATCGTGTCGTACAGGTCTGGCGTGTCGTGCTCGTGGAACTCATCCACGATCGCGCACGACGGCGAGGCGCCATCGCCGGGCTTGCCGATCAGCGGCTCGAAGCGCGCATAGTCCGACAGGCGCAGCAGGTTCGAGGCGTTCACCTCGATCCCGTAGTGCTCGCACAACTGCGGCGTTTGCTTCGCCATGATCCGCGCCGGCCGGAACACCTCCCACGCCTGCTTCTCAGTCGTGGCGCCGCTGTAGACCTCTGCCCCATGCACGCCGTCCGCGACCATGCACGCTAGACCGATCCCGGCGGCCAGGTGCGACTTGCCGTTTTTTCGCGGCACCTCGATATAGGCCTCGCGGAACCGGCGCACCTTGCCGGGGCCGTTGCGCAGCCAACCGAAAACGCACGCCACCACCCACGCCTGCCACGGCTCAAGCACTAGCCTCTGCCGTTTCGCGGCCCATCGGTCCTTCGTGTGTGGCAAGCACTCGATGAACCGAACGATGCGCAGCCCCTCGGCCGCATCGAACCGCCACCGCGCTCCCGGCTTCTCTGCCGCCTTCAGATCGTCCAGATGCCGCTGGCAAGCCAGCCGCACCCACTGCCCAGCCAGAATCTTCCCGGCGACCACCCGGCGCGCATAGTCATTTACGGAGCGCAGCGAATGGGTTTTCATCTACCTGCGCTTTCGGGATCGACAATCGCGCCCGGTCAGATGGGTTCAGCCCCAACTTGCCGAGCACCGAGAGAAATAATTTGCGGTCACTGCTCGACAGATCACCAGCCAGATCCAGTGCGAGCAGCCGCGACGCCTGCTCTACCGTCAGCCGGTCGGCCCTGGTCAGCACCCCCGTCGGCGCGCTGTCTGCTATTTCCAGCCAGCACTGCCGCTCGACATCCGTCAGCCGGTCAGGCGCAGCCCCCAACGGGTCGCGCACCTCCGGCTCACCATCGCGCCTCCTCTGCGGGTTGCGTCGGAATGCACCTCGGGCGTCTAGCACCTTGGTCGGCGTGCGTGGTCTAGCCATTGCGATCGATTCTCATTTTGTGGATGCGTAAGTGGAGC